AGTCATTACACGCCCCGAATTGACCGTAGGGGTAGGGGTAGTCCAAATTGCTGATTCCCATTCTCCTGTTGCGGTCCAAGACCATCCCGGTGCGGTAGTTGGTAGCGTTCGGGTAGATGGTATCCAAAGCAGATGGAGGCGAGTTCCAAAGAGGGTAGGAGTTGCGGTTCTCCATTAGGTATCGAGTAATCCGTTCGGAGTACCACTCGGCATCGTTCTTGACCTTATCGGTCAGCCGGGTGATTTCTTCCATGCTCATTTGGGAGGATTCTTCGCTCGTTCTACGGACCATGCCCTTGTTCATGTACTTAAACGCTAAGACCATCGGCAACTCGTAGTAAAGCCATTGAATCATTGCAGGTTGGATGTAATCCTCCAGCAGCGTTTGGTTGAGGGCAGACGTTGAACCGCTGACCACCTGCGTAACCAATTCCCCATACAACGGAGAGCCTACAATCGGCTGAATCCGCATCTCTTGGACCTTGATGACCGTTGGACGGATTTGCGTGTAGGATACGTTCTCGTTGATTATCGAGTTGTCGAGCAGCGTTTCTTCGCTTATGAATAGTGCCTTCATGCCTTGCTGATTTTATTGCCTTTACGGATGACCAACTGCTGCTCCCATACGTGCCTGCATTGTGGCCTGTTCACTCCGCTGGGCGTGTGATACCAACCGCCCCTCCTGTTCCAAACCGAGTAGCCCATTATCGCAGAAATCCCGTCGATGTCCTCACGGGTGTAAACCTTGCCTTGACCAGCCAAGTCAAGCATGACCTTGCAGAACTCACGGCTGGAGCCTTTGTCCTTGTTGCTGAAACCTGTGGCCCATGCGTATTTGTAGCGGACCTCCAAGACTGGCTCAGCAACTTCCTTCACGTTCTTTGGAAGGTTCTGCTCGGCAATCTTGTCCACGGCCCGGCTGATTGGGTAGCGGTCCTTTGTGATTAAGTAAGCGACACGCTTGGCGACCTTGGCCTTGCTGACCCCGAACTCCTTTGCCATTTCTTCAACCGATGCATCCCGGTTCTTCTTGCGGTAAGCCTCAATCTTGATATCCAATTCTTTTTCTTCTTCGCCCAGTTCGGCAAAGGCCAAGCGGATGTTTTCGTCGATGTTGGTGTCGAACCGCATCGGCTTCGAGTGCATCACGTGGTAATCGTCTGCATGGCATCCGAACTTGCTTGCAACCACTTCCAAGACTTTGAACTCTTCGTCGCCCCAGCCGTAGTCCTCGTCGTCCTCTTCGCCCCAAGTCGGTTCGCTGAACTCTTGGGACTGAACGCCCAGCATCGTGTCAATCTCTTGGGATGACAAACCGAAGCCTGCTGATAGCATGGTCCGAGCCATCTCCAGCGTGATTTTGTCCTGCATATACTGCCTGACAATACGCATCAGGTTTTGATACTCACGGCCCGACAACTTCTTGATGTTGTCGTTGCTCTGCAATGCTTCCACGGCTTGCGGTTGCTCGTCGGGTTGGGGATTAGGTCCAACCACGTCGGCAGGCTTTTCCAAAGGTTGCAGACCCGCTTTTTCCCTCAATTCGTCTTGGGTCATTATCTGCAAAAGGGCTTGTTCGCTTAGTCGCTCCGTGATAGGCTCAACGGGGATAAGTTCCATACCTTCCACGCCATTAAAGGATCCCAAATAATTGATCATCCGTTCCACTTTGCGCACCCGGTCGTTGACGTAGGTGGCTTTGAATAGTTCGTAGGCCTCGACTAATTCAGTCCTTCCTCCGAGTTGGCCCTCGGTTTTGACACCGAATAACGCTGGATTCGTTACACGATGGGCGATAAATATCTCTTGCTGGATAGCCTTGTTCAAAATCTCAAACTGCTTATCCATGTCGCTCGGAGTGAGCGGTTCAAGTGTTGGAGCCTTGGCTGCATCGTCGTTGAAGGTTACAACGAAGCGACCAGCGTTGTCGGTTCCCGAAAACTTGCGTTTGATTTGACGCTCGATGTCGCCCTGCTCTTCGGGGGTTGGGATGCCGTTGTTGAAATTAATCAAGTAACCGCCCCAAAAGTTGTTGCGGAGGTTGTTGTTGTGGAAGTTAGCCACTTGCACGTCTGCCTCAATCCAAGCGTTCCCTCCGATGTATTCCGGCAAAGGATAGTGCTTCACGCCTGCTGCGTAGACCCTGTAATAAAACAACTGCTTACCGAGGCGGTTCTCCGGGTCGAATGCAGGAATCTTCTCGATGTCGCCCACCTTGGGGAACAACTGCATCATGTCGTCGTTGTACCAGTCAGCGACTTGGAACATCTTCTCCTCCTTGTCAACACGGATTTTCTCAAAGGGAACGTGCTCCATCTTGGCGATGGTTCCCAACTTGGACCAAGTAACTGCGACCGCAAAGCCGTTGAAAATCTCCAAGTCCAAGACCAGTTTCTCGGTGATGTCGTTCAGGTCCTCCGTGCTTGACATTCCATCGAAGAACTTGATGAACCGGGCCTCTTGCTCTACGGTCAGGTTGTCGCCTGCCTGCCAGCCACCGCCCATGATGTAGTTCACCTTGCCGTTGACGATGGCATTGTGCTTGCTTGACCTGCGATAGTTGTCAAGTAGGTAGTAGGGGTATTCGTTGGCAAAGCCGTAGGTGATGTACTTGCCGGAACGATTTTCCAGCATCACGGGGACCTTATGCTCTATCCCAAGCCATTGGGTGAAGTGTTGAGTAGATTTATTACTCATAGCGTTTGGATGGTAAATGAAAGGGATGAAATCGTGATACTTCCACCGCTATCGATTGCGTTGATGTAGATGGTGAACTCATCGTTGACCGCACCCGTAACGTAAGCCTCCGTGTAAATCGCATGGCCGTTCGTGTGAGCCGTTGTGATGTCGGTCATTGACTGGTCAATCGTTGTGCCGTTCTTGGCGATGTAAACCTTGATTTGGTGATTGTTGCCTTGTGCCAAGACCATGGACGCAGCGATGCGAAGGGTTGCACCCGTTGTGCCTGTGTAGGTCAGCGAGTTGGTAGTTCGTGAGAAATTATAGGTTGACAAAACACCTGAACTCATCGCACTTGTCAACTTAACCCTTTGCCCCTGCGTTGGGGTGAAAGCCGTGTTGGTATCGAGGTAAAGGTTCGCAAAGCCCCGTTCCCGGTCAAGCGTTGCGGTGTCTGCAAGGTCGTCGAATAGACCCCCCACACGGGATGCGGTGTTCGCCCCGGCAGCGGTTTCGTTGGTAATGGTTAAGGCGCTCGCTTGGAGGTCGCTTCGTGTTTGTACGCTCATTATGCGAAAGTTGAGTCAAAGGTTGAATCGAATACCCTCACGTTGGATGCGAGGAAGGTGTTGTAAGTGATTGAATTGGCGTAGGTATTGAAGCCTATCGTTGCGGTTTGTACAAATGCCAAGCCCGTTTCAACGACCGCCAAAGCAGCGGCAACCGTGCTATTGGTATCGTAAACTTCATATTTATACGAGCCTGTTTCAAGCGACCCCACGGCAATCTGAAATTGGTCATAGCGGTTGGTATAGTTGGAAAGGTTGGCGGATTTCAGCAGGGTGAAATCGGTCGTGGTGTTCTTGGCAATGCTCGTGAGTCGCAAGATGTAGCGGTCCCCCGTGCTGGCTCGCTCGGTCCAAGTAACGGTAATCGTGTTGGTCGTGTCAGGGTTCAGGTAAAGCATCTGCTTGTAAATGTGCGATGCCCCCGAATTTCACAATTTGCGCCCAATCTGCCTGTATAGTTCGGCCCGCTTCTTGGCGGTTTCAGCCACGTTGAACTGCTTTTTGATGTCCCTCGTGAGGTTGTCAGCCAAGCCCTTACGAAGGTCGGGGTCAAGGATCAACTGCTTGATGTACTTGTACCAATCTTTCGGCTTGTTGTAAGGAACGAGAAACCCGTTCTCCCCGTGCTTGATTACGTCCGTGTAGGGGATGGTTTCGGATGCGATGATGACCTTATTCATCCACCCTGCCTCAACGACCTTCAACTCGGACTTGAGTTTATTAAACTTGGTGTCCCGGAGCGGTGCAAGCGTTACGTTCACGAAGTTGTAGCCCCCCACATACGAGTAGATGTCAGCAGCCTGAATGCGTCCGTAGTTCGGGTTGTTCCCTTGGTCGCTTATGATTTTCTCGTAGCCCTCGTAAACGGGGTTGTTGTCGTTCCACCCTCCGAGATAGAGGCGGTACTTGCCGTCAAGGTTTGCGTCCCAGCGTAGTTTCTGCATCCCCTCACGGAGCAGTTCCATGTCCTCTCCGTGCTGCGCACCTCCGAACCAACCGAACTTGACGAGGTGCTTGTCGGGTTCTTCGTCGGGGTTGGGAATGAACTGCTGATAGGCTTCGTAAGGCTCATTCTGCAAGATGCTCACATTCGCATTTAGAGGCCGTATGCGAGCAGCAAGATGCTCGGTGGTACAGGTAACCCAATCGGCCAATTTGATGTGCTTACGGATGACCTCTGCAAGTTTGGTTTCGTGGTAGTGGCGGTACATGATGTGGCCGCTTTCAAGGACCCAGTAATCGTCCAAGTCAAGGATGACTTTGGCCCCGAATTGGGTCAGGGCTTTGTAGACATTCTCAACCTGCTCCATCGTCCCCTGACACCACAAACGGCTGAACAGGAACAGGTCAATCGACTTCAATCCCTCGTCGCTGATGGTGGTGATATTCTCGACGCACACATAGTCAAACTCCGGGTAGTTGTCGCCCAAGTATGCGTTCGGCATTTCAAGGCGGTAGTAACTGCACCCGGTTGGATGGGCGTTGTAAACGATGCAAATCTTCATGGGGTAAAAATAAGAAGGGCAGCCATTGCTGACTGCCCCTCTCAAACCTCAGATGATGAAAACCTGATGCGAAGA